ACAAGGGCTGGGATATAGAAAACAACCTTACTATGAATTTCCTTGATAATGTTTTTGATTTACAGAATTACTTTGAACGTAAGAGAATACCTTATGTGATGTATAACTCTTTGCCAAATCATTTTGGCAATGGAACAGAAGACTTCAATGTTATTAGAAATGCAATTAACATGGACAGATTTTTCAGTCCAACGGTAAGTCACTTTGAATTTATCACAGACAAAAATTTAATAGTGAGTCCTAACGATCCACATCCGTCAGCAGAAGGCCACGTACAGTGGGCAAAACAGTTAAAGGAATTTATAGATGCTAACAATCTACGCACCATTTAATAATAAGAAAAGCAAGGCCTGGGAAGTGTTTAGTGGCGTTGAGAAGTCATGGCCTGAACAGGTTAAGATATTAGACAACGGTGTTACAACGGAGCCACTTGCTAATTCCATGTACTGGGGATTTGTGAACAACAACATGCAAATGGTCAAGCAGTTAGAAAAACGTAAGCATCCGTTTTGGTTTACAGACACGCCTTACTTTGGTAGATTTGACAATAACAATCTAAAACCTGAGAATCATTATTGGCGAATATCAAAAAATAAAATTCATGCAAGTTATATTAAAGGGTGTAAGTCTGATAGATTTGAAAAATTTGGATTGAAGATAAAAGCACCAAACTTCAAAGGATCATACGTATTAGTGTGTCCCAGCTCGGCAGGAATAAACGAGTATTTGGACAGTCCAAACTGGACAGAAGATACTGTAGAACAAATTAAAAGATACACAGACAGACCAATAAAAATTAGAGAAAAACCTCGTGGAAGAGGAACGTCAGGTCCTAGCGAAGCAAAAGTTCCTTTATCAGAGGATCTTAAAGACGCTTGGGTAGTTGTGACAAGTTGTTCGATTGTGGCTGTTGAAGCACAGTGTATGGGCATACCTGTTATATGTCATAATAAAAGTTTTGCTAAAGAAGTTGGTGGACAAGAACTTTCAGATATTGAAAATCCTTTCTTTGTCGGTTGTGAGGATTGGTTGTACAGTTTGGCCTATCAACAGTTCACGCCCGAGGAATTTTCAAACGGTAAAGCAGTAGAAATAATGATGGGTATTGGGGTACTATGAAAAATTTGATCCATTTTGGTTGTTCATTTGCGGTAGGTAACGGAATTCCTAAATATCTCATAGGGTGTGATTCAGGCAAACACTCAAGGTCTCAAAAAATTAAGGAAGAATTCAAAGAGCGATACGGGGTATCGATAGAGCAACAAACAAGTAGTGGCAATCTTATTGCAAGTAGATTAGGATTACGATTTATAAGAATCGCAGAAAATGGAGCCAGTAATGAAAGGGTAGCGAGGAAATTGTTGCAAACTAACATAGAAAAACACTTTGTATTAATTGGAATTACAAGTGGCAACAGACGTGAAGCATTAACTACTGAGTTAAGCAATACCCACTGGCACACATGGAAGATGGTTGATCCGGGATCACCTCCCAAGTACAAGGATCTACCATTCACTCCATGGATACATGACGGAGAAACGCACTACAAACCTGCAATTGAAGAGGACGCACAGACAAGAACAGCAACACAGATCCTTTACATGCAGTCCTTTCTCAAACTAAAAAATGTTCGTTACCTTATGTTCAATGCCTTGCACAATGGGTTTGATCAACCATTGACAGGAGAGTGTAAAAAACTATTGAAGCAAGTAGACAAAAAACATTTTTATAATCTAAACGGTACTTTTGATGAATGCCAACATGGGTGGTGCCTTAAAAAACAAATGGTTGTATCGGACATAGATGATCATCCTAACGTAGAAGGACACCGGGCATGGGCAGAGTTGATGCTACCCCAAGCAAAAAATATATGGAAATAGAAAAAGTAAATAATTTTTGGGTTCCTAGCAATGACATTCACATAGATGAATGGAAAGCTGGAAAACCATTTACACAGAATAAATGTTTAGAAAAATTTATCAACTACTGTAAAAAAAATACTTTAAAATTTAATCATATTCTCGATATAGGTGCTTGGGTAGGTACATGGAGTATGGCAATGAACCCATACTGTGGGAGAGTCGTTGCATTTGAGCCTGATCCTTTGCACTACTCTTGTCTTGTGCAAAATGTTAGTGATGATATAGAAACACATCAATTGGCAGTTGGTTCCGATAGTAAAAATATATCTCTTTCAGATGATAACTTTACTCAAGCCAAAAGGATAATAGGTAATGGTGATATTCCAATGGTAACAGTAGACAGCTTGAAACTTGATGATGTTGACATTATCAAAATAGATGTTGAAGGCTACGAAATGGAAGTTCTAAAAGGAGCAGAGAACACTTTGAAACACTGCAAATATTTAATGATTGAATTAAACAACAACACTAAAAAATATGGTAGTAGTAATATTGCAGTTGAAAAACACATTGCCAATCTCGGATTCAAAGTACTAATGGATCACTGGCCAGACAAAGTTTTTCACCGTCCATAACTTAAATTAAATACTCGAAATGAAGATTTTTATTACAGGTGTAGCAGGTTTTTTGGGTTCACACCTAGCAGACTTGATGATATCGGAAGGCCACACTGTTGCTGGAAACGACAACATGATTGGTGGCTACACAGATAATGTGCCGCAGAATGTAGAATTCCATCAAGTGGACTGTTGCAATTTGGAGAATATGACCAAAGCAATGGAAGGTTGTGACATAGTGTACCATACTGCCGCTACCGCCTATGAAGGATTGTCTGTATTTTCTCCTGTATTGGTTACAAGAAATATATTTGAAGCGTCGGTTACAACAATCACAGCGGCCATAAGGAACAAAGTAAAACGTATTGTGTATTGTTCAAGCATGGCAAGATATGGGCATCATGATGAGATGCCATACAAAGAAGATTACGAGTGTCGTCCCCAAGACCCATACGGTATTGCAAAGAAAGCCGGCGAAGATGTGTTAAGAAACTTATGCGAAACACACGGAGTTGAGTATGTTATTGCTGTACCACACAACATAGTTGGACCAAGACAGAAGTATGATGACCCATTTAGAAATGTTATGTCTATCATGTTGAATCGAATGTTGCAAGGCAAACAACCTATTATCTACGGAGATGGCAAACAGCAAAGATGTTTCAGTTACATAGATGATTGTTTGTATTGTTTGAATGCACTGGCATTCCGAGACAACGTTGTTGGTGAAGTAATCAACATAGGGCCAGACGAAGAACCTATAACAATCAATGAGTTAGCAGAGGCATGTGCTAACGAAACTGGACTAAATTTGGATCCTATACACCATAAGGATAGACCCAAAGAAGTAAAACTAGCAGTATGTTCGTCAGACAAAGCAAGAGCTCTATTAGGTTACAGCACAGCAACAAACATGAGACAGTCGGTTAAGAAAACAGCCGAGTACATAAGAACCAGGGGAACAAAAAAGTTTCAATATCATCTACCATTGGAAATAATAAACGACAAGACTCCTGATACTTGGAAAAAGAAACTAATATGATTTCGTTCTGTTGTCCATCGAGGGGTAGGCCTAACCTAGCTAGACGGTTAATCGAGACAGCAACAGAAACACAATCAGGTGACACGGAGTTCCTGTTTTATCTTAATGACGACGACCCAAAATTGCCACAGTATCGCGACCTCTTAGAAGAAAAGCATTACGTCATAGGTCCAAATCAATCCACTTGTTACAGTTGGAATCTAATGGCCAACAGAGCCAAACACGACATTGTCATGCTTATGGGAGACGATGTACAAGTGCAAACTAGGGGGTGGGATCAGAAAATCGTGGATCAGTTTAACAAGTATGAGGATAAAATATTAATGGTTATTCCGAATGATGGCAGGTATGATAAAATACAGACTAAGAAAAATCTAGGGCAGGATAGATATTTCCGCCCAAGAAAAGAACCAATATTGATAGACGACGAGCCATTTGGTGCACCACATTTTGCACTTCATAAAAACTGGATCAACACAGTAGGATATCTCGCACCGCCGATGTTTTGGCACTGGTATGTTGATACATGGACACAAAAAGTTGCAAGGAAATTAAATCGATGCCTCTTTCTGCCAAGGGTTCATTTCAGAGCAAAAAAAATAGATGACGATACAGGAAAACAAGTAAGGGGAAACTTAAACATCATCCGTAGAGACGAGTACACTTGGTCAAAAGTTGAAGATAGACACTTAATGAGTGATGTTGATCTTTTGACAACCTATATTAAATCATTCAGTAGGCGCAGTAACTTTACTAAATCTTTCTAATATTTCTTCATACACACTATTCGGCAAGTCTAATTGTAGTGCTGGTCTGTATATGAATCCTTTCTCCCGTATCAGTATATCTTTTGATTGAGTAATGAAAAATGTATTTGTATAGTATGTGATTATGTGTCCTGCTATTTTAATGTACTCGCCTGCAGTTTTATCTCCTCGATCTTTAAAAAACCATAAACATATTACATCTTTGTCTTTGTCAAAATCTCTTATGTCTTTGAGAAATTTAAATTTGATACCATACTTTTTGCTTAGATCCTTCCATACTTTGTGTGACATGTTATTTTGATTCTCATACAAATCGTCATACTGTTTCATATCAAATATAGTTTGTGAATAGATGTATTCTACAGGATCTTTGTTGTAATGATTCTTTTTAAGTTTTTCCCAATTCATTATGCTGAAAATAGATTGATTACTTCCTTTTTCCAATCATCGGAATACTCGCAATCTCTGTAACCATCAAACCAAGGTCCGCCCTCTGTGTAGTGTAGTATTTTTGGTGTGCCATCTTTAGGTTCTTTGTACCAACCTACCAACCAGTTGTATTCATGTGGCAGTGATCCTATCTCTGAATCTTCTAACCAACTGAATCTGTGTAGGAACTTTGGAGTCTGTTTATTTAGAAACTCAGGGTTTAAAATTTTGTTCTTCTCATGTCCGCAATTCCAGAGCACCATGCTACTCCAGTTCTTTCTTGGATATGCAGTCTGCACTTGTCCGTCCATTTTGATTGACCCTTCTTCCGGTGTGTAATCGTGCTGTACACAGACAACTGCTTTGGAATCATCGCAGTATTGTTCTAGTTCATTTGACGGTATCTTCCATAAAAAATCACAGTCACAGAACACTGCCCACCCTTTATAGTTGTTAAGGTGTGGTACAAAGAATCTTGTGAATGTGAATTCTGTTGTAGCAAGTTTATCTACCTCACGTGTGTAGATACCTTGTTGTCTCATCTCGTTCTGTTTGAGTGGGTGGACTTCGGCATCAGGATCTCTACGTTTGATAGAATGTTCACACACTTGGTATGATATGTCTTCTCTCGAATCCCAGCCTACATAAATTCTCATACTCCTATTTACACTATAAATATCTTAGCATGAAACTCTCTGAACGGTGTAGACAATACGAACTTAAATTTCCTTTGACCCCTAGTGCAGAAGACACAAAGCAAAAACCAAACAATAAAGGATGGACCAAGTACAAACAATATAGTACGCCTGACAGTCTTAGGAAAAGTGCTGGTATGTTTTGGAATTTTGGTGTATCGCGAGAGATAAGATTTGAGCTAGGGTGTAGAAAAGACAACAGGAGTGCAAAAATATTAACCTGGGATCCAACACCTTTGTCACAGATTACAGTAGACAGTGCCAATGCCGGGGGTTACAATATTTCTCATGTAAACAAAGCATATGATTCTGAAAGTGGAAACACATTAAAGTTTTATGCAATCAATGATTCGAAGAAATGTTATCAATTAGACAAGCCGGAACAATCTTTTGATGAAATAGAAGTTGAAACAATCAATCTTAAAAGTATAGCACAAGAAAACGGAACAAATGTTGACATTATAAAACTTGATATAGAAGGTCGTTGGTACGAATTGTTAACGGAAATACTGGACCTTGAATTGCCAGCGAAGTGTGTTTTAGTTGAATGTGAAATGTACATAGGTGATCAGGATGAGCAATTTACTAAGTTAGATTCAATAGTAGAACGCTACAAAACTAAAGGGTTTACAGTTCTTACAAACAGAAAGACAAACGGCGAATGTGTAGAACTTTGTTTTCTAAATTATCCTGAAGCTACTATCTAGATAGTAATTGGTGTATCTCTTTCCAATTTTTTACTCTTATTATCTCAGGGTGATCAAAATCACGGTTATAAGGATGGTCTATTAATATAGGCTTTAAACCGTAATTGAGCCCGGCTAGTGCGTTCTTAGGCTTGTCCTCGACCCAATACAGCCCGGTGTTGTGAAACTCCGCTAATGCCGAATCTTTGTCTGCTCCTGTGCCTAGTATGTGATAATTTGTAAAAATATGCTCGCCAAACAGTTCTCCCATTCTTTTCTTACGTAAACACTGTGCCGGTATGTCTGATGTCTGTGATGTTATTGGTACGAAAGTCCATCCCTCGGCGGCTAACAATTTCACCCATGTTTGGGATTCATGCATAGGTCTTTGTGTCCCCATCCATGCACTCCTATTGAATTCTCTAATTTCTATACCTATTTGTTTTTTTGTTAGGCCAAATCTTTCTTCCATCCAGTATGTATTTTGTTTATCAGCTAATAATGTGTAGGGGTGATATCTTGCACCTCTTTCATCAAACAATGTACGTTGTACCATCCATTTGGTGAAATGGTGTTCCCATTCCAACAGTACACCGTCTACGTCTGTGAGGATAATTCTATTAGATGTCGGCATCTTCCATACCCGCTACTCTCAATTTAACAATGTTTGTTATCTGCCATTGTTTTTGATCTAAACCTTTGGTTATGGATAGCCACTGATTTCTTATTAGGGCAAAGTCATTGATTATTTTTGTCATGTCAACAACATCATCTTCCCCGTCAACATATTTTGTTGCGTCATTGCTACTCAATGCTCTATTGTAGTTCTCAAGGAATTTTCTGAAAGTTTTGGATCTCAATCTTCTTAGTTCTATGTTAAGGTATTCAAGTATGGCCTCTAACTGTTGCAGTTGTCCAAATCTTTCTTCGACTATGCCAGGCAAAGATGCGGCCGCTCTTTCTAGATTACCGTATATTTTACACTGCTTCTTGGCCTCAATAAGTTCCGCATCGTAGTATGCCACACAGTCTGGTATCTTGGCTAAATTTCTACTGACTTCGTTGTACCAGTTAATCATTCGGCCTCGTTATAATCATCATCCATGTCATCATCTTCTTCGAACACAGTACCGATTGCTTCCTCTAGTTTTGGATCGTATTCTGCTGATGCTTTTATCTCGTCATGTTCTACACCAATGTCTTCCAAACTTTTGATGAAGTCAATAGCCATATCCAGTTTTTGTCTCTCAGGGACGTAATGTATAATCGAGTTCCACAAACGTTCAATGTCTTCGTGTGTAAAGTCTATCATCTATTTCTCTGTTTTAATTGGTTCTGCTTTTTTAGTTTTTGTTTTAGCCTCTGGTTCTTCAATTTTGTCAGCGAAGTTTGTATCTTCTTTGAAGTCTGCCATTAGCATATCTAATTTATCACCGATCCATTGTTTTCTAAAGTCAATGTGTTCTTTACCTGTTTTATCAATGTATTTCAGTCTGTTTCCTTGTTGTACTAGCACGCCTTTCTTTTCAAATAGGTCAACTAGTCCGCTGTATGGGTTCATTCCTGTTTCGTATGGAATCTTTACCTGTACTGATTCAAAAGGTTTAGAGTATCTTGTTTTCATAACTTTACAAGCGGCTCTTATACCTCTCACATCTGTGACTTTGTTACCGTCTAGATCTTCCTTTAATTTAAGTTTCTTCATTGCAATAACAATCGAACTTGCGTAGATAAAGCCTTGTCCACCTGATATCTTGTCATCTGGATCAAACATATCCTGTGATGCATACGTGTGGTTGGTTGCTATAAGTCCTACGTTCCAACTTCCAAACATGTTAACACAGTTTCTTACGAGTGCTGTCAATGCCTTGGGTTTTCTACCTAGGTCACCTT